GATAAAGTTTTTGACATTAGTCTAATCCTCAAATTGTCAAATAATTCAACGCGAATGTTTCATGTGAAACACTTGCATGTTATGAGGTTTTCGACTGAGTGCCCGACAGATCGGTCAGTCTTCAACCCAAATCTGTCAGGCCCATAGAGGGGTATCCGACTCCCTATATAATATCAGTTAGTTATATAAAAGCAAACTATCCGAACTGCTGAGTATAAGGCTTATCACCGCCAAACTCTTTCATCATGTTCTGTATTTTGCGTTCATGGTTTGCGTCTACAGATCTCAGAAGGTTGCCATGCTCATCTTTGCGGAACATTTCAGTTTCTATGTCTGCCCAAGTCATGCCTCCAGGCTGGATATGGCCGTCAATAGGTAACTTAGCAGGGGCAGTAGCATTGATTAATGCCTCTACCAACTCCACTGATTCAGCACTATTTACCGCATAGCGTAGACGTTCGTAGGTATCACTATCGAGGCTATTCTTCATGAATTGCTCGACGGTCTTAATTCTTTCTATCCCATTGTCACCAAGTTTAGCTATCTCAACTTCAGCGGAAACTTCTTCTACTGCTTCTGATTGTGCAGATAAAAGCTCCCATGCCTTATTAAAATAGTCCTGAGACATATTAGATTCGTTGGCAAAGCCCACTAACTCTTGCAATAGCTCATCATCAGAGTCAATACCTTCTGGCATTGAGTACCCGTCTTTCGGCGCACCTTTAAATGCACCAAACTTTTTCTCTAGTTCAGTATAAGCAGCAGCTTGATCCGCTACAGACTTGTACTTGTCTGACTTATACCACTCTGGTCTTTCGCCAGTCCCCTTAATACCATCAGTTAAGAAGTATTCGTTTTCCCCCAATTGAGGTTCAGCAGCATCTACCAGGCTAACTGGTTGTGCTTCTTCCAGGGTATCGCTTTCTACGGCCTGTTCGCTCATATTTATCTCCACGGATATTGAATGACAGCCCTTCTAGGACTGACCGTCTGATGTTTCAAACGGATTTCTACAAGTCTCCTACCTCCATTGATTAGGGATAGGTCGTTGATGTCTGCCCAGTCCACATGTCTTCCGTCTTTGTAGCATCTGAATGCTCTGAACTTATGGACATATTCTAATTTGTCAAATCCATATTGTTCGGCTAGGCCGTTTAACCATTCAAATTTGAATTCCTTACCAATTAAGTAGGTCTTTTCATCACAGACTATCTCTGGCCCTCTAGGCTCTACCTTCTTGGCTCGTTTCCTCTTAACTTCTTCTGTCATAGTTTCTCCGCTTGTTGGATTTGATGAACAACGTACCGCATGACGCCAGACTCACCGTTATGGTAAGCAGCTTCATAGTTTATGTTCTGTGCCACAAGAGAGGTGTCGTTCTCTAAGAGAAATCGTTTGCTCATATCCTCTAATACTTTCATGCCATCGTCAGTGCCAAAGCATCGATTGTAAGCCTTAGCTAATTCAATCTGCCTTTCTCTAATTGCACTCTGAGCTTCCCTTGCCTTATCCTCGTTTACTTCTAAATCATCCCAACTCATTGCACCGCCTGTAGTTGTGGTGGTTGTTCAGGTTGTTGGGCTTGTGCTTCCATCTGTTTAGCCTCTGCTCCAGCTTGGATAATGCGCTGTTTCTCTGCATCATCTCGTACCAAATCAGAACTCATGCCAGTTTTCTCCGCTACCCAAGTACCAAAGTCTTCAATCTTAAAGGCCATCTGCACTTGATCTGGCCCAGCAGTACCTAGAACAAACTCTACCGCTTGCTGAACTGCAAGAACGTCCTCTGAATCCTGCGCTCGTGCTAGTGGTGACGTAAATTTAACCTCTACATCTCTGCCATCTAGCTCAATGGGAGTAATCAAACCCCTACGGATCAGGATAGATACCACTCGCTTGAGGATTGGGATCAATACTTCGGTCTGCAATCGTCCGAATGCACTGCCAATTCTCTTGGCTAGTTCTCTTGACTCGATAGCAATCTCCGTTGCAGTCCTTACTGGCCCTGCTGGATCACGCAAATCGTTAAACATAGCAATCTTGATAGCATTTTGTAGCTCTACTATTTCAAATTGAGCTAATGACAGGCTAGATGCCGTGTCTAAACGTTGTATAGACGGGTTATTGGTGTTGTTAGAACCTACTGGAATAACAATTCCTGGTGCTATAACCATATTGTATGGATTAGTCACCCCATCGTCCGTTGCAGTGTACATTCCTGCTAAGTCAATAGCGGCCTTTTGCAATACGAACTCTTTAGCCTTGTTCAATGAGCGTACATCAGGCAGGGTTTGCATAGCTGGGCCTCTACCGCGCACCTCACCAGATACTTTAGTGTACCGTCCAGTGACCCAAGGAGATGAATTACCAAAATCCTCTACCCATGACAGCCTTTCTTCCTGCTTAACCCATAGACAACCGTAGTATTTCTTGTCTTTAGGGTCATAAACCACGCCTTCAGACACCTCAACCTCGGTATCAGGCTTGTGATCGATCATGTTCTGGACAGTATTGGAAGGTTGAAAGCCTTTCCACATCCTTTCTAACAGTCTGGCCTTGACCCTGAAGCGTCTCCAATGAGTTTCAATCGTACCGTGTGGCCCTTCTTCAAAGGCTATGCCCTTTTGAGGTATACAGTTGAAGACAATTGGCATTGAATCGTCTTCTGTCTCGTCAATCTTGAGCGTTGCAGTACCGATCAGCAGGTCTAGTGCGGCCTCGTAGAACTGAGTCCCAAAGTTAGACCGATTAATGTAGTCAAAAACTATCTCTGCTTGCTTCTCTAGGTTCTCTCTAATCTGTTTTTCGGTGACGTTAAAGTCTCCGGTCTCTAGTAGATTGAGAATCTCATTGGATGGATTGAAAGTAGCCCATCTAGCCCAGATCGGTGCGATGTTTTCTTGCAGTTTACTAGCGCCCTGCTGAATTGCAGTGAGTGACGTAGAGTCAAAGATGCGATCCATCTTCTTCTGGCCCTTGTCCTGCATCTCAAATAGGTTACGTTGGGGCAAGAAATACTCGTATACGTCTGACAGTTGATCGTGCCACATGGCCTCAGAGTCAAACGCCCTGCTCTCTCGGCTCTTTAAGTCTTGGAGTGAACCAAGATGCGGGGGAAGTTTCATTACATAGCGCCTATCGTTGAAGTCATGAGTCCAGCACGAGCAGCAGAAGCAGCTCCACGTCTACCAGCGCCAGCTAAACCACCTAGCATTGAGCGTCCAGCAGATCCAGCGGCACCCCTAGCACCACGAGCACCACTAGCGGCCTCTGCCCTAGTACGGGGAGCACCACCTAATAGGGATGCAGATCCTAACTTGCCTCGTGCTAATGCCTTAAAGCGTTGTTCTGATTCTGCGATCTCCTCATCGAGTGCGCGTTGTTGTCTCTCTGTTACCGCTAACTCTTGAGCCGTTGGTTTCGGTGCCTTTGGTTTCTTCACTTTGTTTTCTCCAGATACTTGTACAGCTGGAACGGTGTCCAGATGAACGGTCGGTTGATGCCTAGAATCTGTTTAACGTGTCCTACGCATGTATTGAGCATGAATAACGATTGCCTTGTGGTCTTACGATCGATTTTAACAATGATAACCTCCTCGATTTTATCGGGTTGTGAATCGATAGTAAACAAGTCTACATAGTGTACGGTCTTGGCATATATGAGCCATTTTCCTTTGTCTGCTATGGCAATGTAGCAGTGCCTAATGAATGGATGCAGGAACCTTGACCACCAATGGCCTGAGTCGTTAGTGAATACAACGTAAACGCTAGAAAACACTGAATCGAACCTCTGCCTGTCTTGGTTGTGGCCTATGTCCTGATACCATAGATTCTTGCCAGCCTAGTGCTAGGGTCTGTAGTGCGTCCGCCCCATGAGATGCCCAATCGTGTACAGGCGTGTCTTTGAATACGTTACGCTTCTCATCGAATTCTCGGTGATAGGATGCAATGCAGTTGAGTCCGTGCTCGGTCTTGTCTTCATCAAACCAGAATCGTGGGAACATTCGGCGTATAGCTTGTATACCTTCGGCCTTAGTTCTAGGGCGTTGTACAGTTCGGAAGCTGATACCCATCTCTCGGGCTACTTCCTTTCGTGATCGGCCTGATGTGAGTTCCCTGACCTCGATATCATGCGGTGCTAGGTGTTGGCCTAACATGACGTTATTGGTTGAGGCGTATTGATTGAGCCATTGAATGTAGTGCTCCATCCCTTTACCGTTGTTCTCATAGTATCC